TACTCCGTCACCAGGACTACTACCTACAAATCTTATTGTAGCATCACTCCAAGTTCCAAATGATGTAGCACCAGCTTTGTCGTGGTCGTAACTATAAAACTCAGTCATAGCGTGTGGTGCACTTTCGTCTGGTCTATCTGCACTTGCATTATTGGTATTAATAGCTGCTATTGTACCGTCAGATGCTTCTTTCAAAGATATAGAACCAGAATCTCCTAACTCAGTTCTTATGTCACCCATAGATATTTGTCCTGATGAAGTCAAAGCCATTACTTTTTTAATTCCTCTACTTCTTCTTTTAGTTCTTTAATAGCTTCAATTAACAACGGTACAAGCTTTTCATATTTAACAGCTTTATATCCAGTGTCTCTTGTTTGTACTACTTCTGGTAATACTTCTTCAATCTCTTGTGCTATAACACCTACGTCGTGACCTTCGTTACCGTGTATAGTTTTCTTTTCTTCTTCTGTAAGTGGTTTCCAATCAAACTCTACACCATTAATTTTTGATACTTTATCAAGTGCATTATCTAATGGTTTAATATTTTCTTTTAATCTTTTATCTGATGATGAAAATGCAACAATGTCATTACCAGCATCTATTCTACCATTAGTTCCATTAGCTGATACATTAACACCAATCTGGTCACAAGTAACATTATTAAAATCTACTGTATCTCCAGCTGCAACAAAGTCATCAACAACCAAGTCAATAGTCCCGTCGCCGTCTTGATACGTTGCTGAGATACGTGTTTCTGTATTACTACTAAACATAGCACCAACAATATCTTGTACTTGTTCGTCACTTAATTGTGTGTTATCATTTGCAGTCATATCATCTACAGCCAAATCTATCGTTCCGTCACTGTCTTGGTATGTAGCTGAAATTCTTGTTTCAGTATTAGAAGAGAACATAGCACCTACAATATCTTGTACTTGCTCAGTTGACAGTTGTGTATTAGTATCAGTGTTTGTAACAGTCTCAGTAGCTGTTGTAATACCTGTAACGTGTCCGTTACTATCCAAAGTAATATCCTGTATGTATGTTCTACCACTATTATTAGAAGTAGAAGCAGCAGATATATTAGGGTGAGCTGTTAAAAAACCAGAACTACTATTGTCATAGTTAGATAAATCATCATCAACAGTAAAAGTTAAATCATACGGGTCTGCGTTAGAACCATTTGATGTATCAGTCCAATTAATATCAATTCTACCACCCTCAACAAACTTAACTTCCTTAGCGTGAGATACTGTTACCTCAGTTCCGTCTCCGTCTTCTAATTGAAAAGTAGTTAATTGATTAGTATTATCATTTGCAGTCATATCATCAACAACTAAATCGATAGTACCGTCTCCGTCTTGATAAGTAGCAGATACCCTAGTCTCCGTATTAGAAGAGAACATAGCTCCAACAATGTCTTGAACATTTTCTGTAGATAGTTGCGTATTATTAGTTGTAATACTTCCACCTAAAGATACAGCTGTTCCGTCAATAGTTATTTGACTTTCTGCTAGTTTGCTAATTGCTATAACAGCATCTGAAGCAATATGACTATCTGAAATGCCTGATGCAGTAAATGTTAAATCGTATGGGTCGCCGTCACTACCAGTAGATGTGTCTGTCCAATTAATATCAATACCACCACCTTCTACAAACTTAACTTCTTTTCCGTGTGCCACAGTAACTTCTGTACCGTCACCGTCTTCAAGTTGGAAAGTTGTAAGCTGGTTTGTATTTGTATCAGTATTAAGGTCGTCAACAACTAAGTCTATTGTGCCGTCTCCGTCTTGATAACTAGCAGTAATTCTTGTTTCGGTATTACTGCTGAACATTGCCCCTACTATATCTTGAACCTGTTCTGTAGATAATTGAGTATTATCATTTGCTGCAGCTATTGTAACTGCACCACCAGATTCACTAATTGTAACGTTTGACCCTGCAGTAAAAGCTAATGTTTCTGAAGTGGCTAATGTATTACCACCTGCAGTTACTGTTCTTACGTGGTCGTTATCTGCTGATAAATCAATAGTTCCGTCTCCGTCTTGATATACAGCTGTAATGTTTGACTCAGTGTTACCGTTGAACATTGCACCAACAATGTCTTGTACCT